TGAGTGGAAACCTAATAGGTGTTTCTTATTTGCTCCCATAGATGAAGTAACTTGGCACTCTTTTAAAGGTAACAGTAATACAGCTAGATTTACAATTAACTACATGCTTACTAGACAATCAAATAGTACTTATAACTTGCGTAATGGTAAGGATTCCGTTATTATATAGAAAATCAATGGAGATTCTATGGAATACTTTAATAAAACGCAAACCGATTGGCGTATTGCACAGTGTTGTCAATTTCATGATAAGGAACTTGCAAAACGTTACAATCTTGGAACTACTACAAAAACTTATGCTCTTAAAGCTGATGGTAAAGAACGTGTTCAACAAAAGGCACTTGCTAACTGTCGTAAGCTTTTAGATATTCTCACAAATTATTTTCCACACCAACCTCGTAATTTCAGAGCTTTTCGCATTTCATCTGAACTATTTCCGTGTTATACTTTGGAGTTTACTCAACCTTGGTATGAGGAGATTCGTGATGAAATTAAAGATATACTACAAAAAGCAGGAAAACTCGCGATGGAGCACGAGGTTCGCTTATCTGTTCACCCTGGCCAATATACTGTGCTTGGCTCTAATAATTCTGATGTTGTAGCCAAGTCTATAGAAGATTTAGAGTATCATGCACTCTATGGTCAATATATGGGGCTACCAGCTCGCGACTTTACAATGAACATTCACTTACAAGGACTCTACGGAGGAAAACATGAAGACGGAATCAAACGCTTTGCTACGAACTTCCCCTATTTATCCGACTATGCACAACAATGTCTTGCAGTCGAAAATGAAGATAAACCCAACGGATACGACATTGTTCATACACTCGAACTTGCACAGCGTATACCCATCAGATGTACACTTGACACACACCACTATGCCTGCCATAGAATGGTTGAGACGGAGAAAGTTAAACTTGGTGAGAAAACAGTCAATCGGAAAGTGCGAGACGTGGAACACATCACACACACAAGCGATTTGTTCTTGGAAGCTGTCAAAAGCTGGAAAGGCATACGCCCGTTGTTCCACAAATCCCAGTCCTTCCCGCCAACTATTTCAGATTACTGGATGAAACCTAATGCTCATTCTGAAACCTATTGGGACGAAGATCTAATGGCTAACCACGTTCCAATGCTTGAGTATGCAGACTTTGATATTGAAGCAAAACATAAAGAGGCGGCTGTAAAAGGTTTTTATGATTTTATTAAGCAGGAAGAACAATATAGTGGAGAAATGGTAATCACTAAAAGATTATAATTTTGTTTTGACACAAAATACCATTAACGTATAATGAGGGTATAGATATATACCCTCTTTTTTATTGGAGAAATTATGGCAGTTCGTAAATTAAGAAAATCATCTGACGGCACAAAGTCTTGGGAAACTATGAGTTCCTCAGTAAAACGTCGTCCCACTCAAGAGTGGTGTGCTTTTTATACACCTCAAGGACGTATGGTATCAAAACCTGCAGGCAAACGCCCTCGTCATATGCACCCTGAAGACTGGTGTGCTGATAAAACACCTTTTAGAGGTAAAGTGATTAGGAGTTATTAATGGCACCGAAGAAAACTAAATCAACTGTAAACTCTGCAAAAGTTTATACTAAACCTACACTTCGTAAGCGTATATTTAATAAAATTATGCGTGAAGGCAAAGGGGGTGCACCAGGGCAATGGTCAGCACGCAAAGCACAAATGTTAGCTCGTGAGTATAAAGCAAAGGGTGGGGGTTATAAAAAATAATATATGGATATTGAAGTAAATGATTTCTTTATTAAGTTACCCTATGATCTATTTACTTATAATGATAGAAAAAAATTTATTGAAGAATTTGCTAAAAAACAAACATATAAAATAGAACATTTAGGTGCAGACAGCCCTTCAATATTGAAAACTTTACAACATGCTTCTTACAAAGATTTATTAGAGATTCAAAAAAAGTATCAAGAAGAAGCTAATAATTTAAATTGTTTTATTTATGCACAGTCTGGTAATTGCTCTATAGATCAGAATTATCTATATTTTGATAAAATTTTTAAATTTTTAGGTTTTAAACAACCTTATAATTTTCGAGTTTATAATATAATTATATTTGGTAATAGTCCTGATGGATCAGGAAATATTCCTCCTCATGTAGATGAGCATCAAAAAAAATGTAGTTTAAATATTCCTTTAGAAGGGGACTGGCTTCCCTCAATTAATTGGTACAACTCTTCAGGAAATATTATTAAACAGTTTTTCTACAATGATAATATTGCTGTAGTTAATACTAATAAACTACATGGAGTTGAAGGTATGTCATCAACAGGCAGGTCCCATATTAGAATTAAGTTTGAACAGAGCTTTGATGAGTTCAAACAATACTTTTTACATAGAGAGATACAAAATGGCACTTAAACCAACACAACGCTCATTGAAAAAATGGACAGAACAAAAATGGCAGTATTCGTCCGAGAAGGAAGCTGACAAGCCTCGTAAAAAACGTGGTCGCTACCTTCCCGAAGCTGCTTGGCAGGCTTTATCTCCTGCCGAAAAAGCAGCGACAAATCGTGCGAAGAGAAAAGGCTCCAAGGCTGGAAAACAGTTTGTTAAGCAACCAAAGAAAGTTGCAGCCAAAACTCGTTCGTATAGGAAAGGAGTCGGTGGATGAACTGGATGAAGTCGAGACTAAAAGAACGTACTTCCTGGGACGGTATCGCTCTAGTAGCAATGGGTGTAATAGCTCTTGCTTTTAAACCACTCATCGGTATTGCAGCTTGGGCTGCTATCGTGTGGGGCGCATACACTATTTGGAAGTCACAGTAATGGCTAAACAACGCAAGAAACCTAAGATTAATATCTCAGAACTATTGCGTAAGCACAAGGCGGGTAAATCGATTGGATCTACTAATCGTGCTCGCCTTGTTGCACGTGGGCTCGTAGCAAGAAAATCAGGACCCTACAAGGGTAAAAAGAAAGACCTTGGAAAGAGAGGAAAGTCATGACAATGCACAAAGATAAAAAATCGGGTAATCCGATGATGAATGGTGGTAAACCAAAAATGCAACGCAAGAAAGATGGTTTAACACCTGCTCAAAAGAAACTACCACCAGCACTTCAAGCTGCACTTTTAAAGAAGATGAAATCAAAGTGAGCTGGTTAAACTACATATTAAACACACATAAATCAGGAGAAGGATTTTGGGGTTGCAACGGACAAGACCCTGAAATCTTTCGACATATTGTTGAAGGTGTTTATGAAACCTATGAGATTGATCATATTCTTGAAATAGGTTTTAATATTGGTTGTTCTGCTTCGATGTGGTTAGAATGGCATCCGCAACAAACTGTCAAACTTACAGCTGTTGATATTTGTAAGCATGGAGCTACTGTTCCAGCCTCTAAAACAGTTAAAGAACGTTATGGTGATAGATTTAATTTTATTGCCTCAGATAGTAAAGAAGCAAAACCACTATTAGAAGGCACAAAATTTGATATGGCTTTTATTGATGGGTGTCATGGTTATGAGTCTGTTGTTGCTGATACTCGAATGGCAATAGAACTTGGAGCCACTGTATTACTATACGATGACTGGCATGAGAAGGATACAAAAGCCGTTGGTTCAAACGGAGTTAAAGGTGCCACTATAGATTTAGAAAAAGAAGGAATAATTCAACTTGAAAAAGTATACCACATTGAAGGAGTACCTTCTCAAGTTGGAGTATTTAAACCCATGTAAATAAAGGAGTTCCCCTCATGAACTTAGATTATCAAAAAGCCGCTCATATGGCAGGTTTTGCTCATCTTGTTTATCAAGACAAAGATGTAGTTAGTAAACAACTACAAGACTTAGGTTTTACTACCTGGGCTTGGTTTGACAAAGAAGGCACTCAAGCCTTTGCTTGTCGAAAACACAAAGCAAATGAAATTTTCATCGTATTTAGAGGAACCGAGCCTGATCAAATGAAAGATCTTATGGCTGATGCCAAAGCTTGGAGAAAAAAGGCACGAGAAAAAGGTTTAGTCCATTTTGGGTTTGCACAAGCTTTAGATCACGTGTATGATAATATTGTTCAGTGGATAGCTGAACAAAATCTTGACGATGGATACAAAATTACTTGTACGGGGCATTCATTAGGAGCTGCATTAGCTACCATTATGGCAAGTCGGTTAGACGCCCATGAACTCTATACATTTGGTTCCCCCCGTGTTGGTAATCGTGCTTTCGTCAAAGAAATGGTAAATGATAATATTAATCATTGGCGTTTTGTAAACAACAATGATATTGTCACAAAAGTACCATTTCCTTTTATATATCGTCATCACGGTCAATTAGTTTATATTAACCATCATGGCAACATTAGGAAAATGACTCCATGGCAAAGATTTAAAGATCGTTGGAGAGGTCGTGCTCGTGCTCTTGCAAAAGGACAACTTTTTGACGGAATTTTTGATCACTCTATGGACTTATATTATAAAAAAATACAACATGTCTATTCAGAGAGCCAGAAGTAGCTGCCCGCTATGTTCCTATGAAGAAGAAATTTGGTTTCTGCGAGGTAAGGTAGAACCTATTGACCTGGTTGAGTGTTCACAGTGTTCTTATCACTATGAACCTCACCAGTTTGTCTCATCATTTTTAGACCTTTATCAAAATTCAACAATCACTTCCAACTACGTATCAATGACTTCTACTCTGTAATTGCTTAATGCTATTTATTTTGATATATTGTGTATATCAAAACTAATGGAGATGTAAATGGCAAAAAAAGGTGGTAAGTCTAAAGGCTTTATTTCTCAGGGCCAACGCCCTAACTATTCCCGTAATCTTGTAAATGCTTGTCGTCGCGATTATGTAGGCTCTAATGAAGAGCTTCTTAATAAGACAGCTGCTTGGCGTGCAGGCAAGCGTGTGATGCTTACAATCGACAATCCAGATAAAAAGAATACTAAAGAACGTAAGATTCGTGTTCCAGCTATTGATGTTTGGGGCTTTCCGCGTTCTATGCA